AACACATTGTTCACAATCGAACAAACACTGGCCCAACAAACTTATTTCAGTTATGCCATGGGTAATTACGGATTTGATTTGGTTAGCTGGTACATCCTCAAAGATTGGTTGAAAAACCGAGAAAAACTATTGAGCATTCCTCGTGCTGTTAAATTTGATGAACGCACACAATACATGCAAATGTATCCACCTCCCCGGGATTCCAGATTTTATGGAGTTTTAAATTGTTATGTGGAACGTCCAGTTCAACAACTGATTCAGGAACAATGGGTGCAACAATATGCCCTTGCATTGACCAAGATTGCCGTGGGACATGTGCGCGGAAAATACACCGCTGTAAACCTTTTCGGAGGGGGGCAACTCAATTATAATGACATGCTTCAACAAGGTCTTCGAGAAAAAGAAGAATTGGAGAAGCGGTTGTATGAGGGCTCGGCTCCTGGACTGGGCGATGCAAGCCCCGTACAAATGCTGGTTGGATAATTTTGAAAATAATTCCAATTTAGGAGACGCATGATTCCTCTCCAAAAAAATTCAAGATTCATTCAAGGAATTTTTTCTCCCAAGAATGAAAACAAATATGTGGGAAAAAAGCCCATTGTTTATCGTTCATCCTATGAACTTAAATTTTTTCGTTTTTGTGATGACAATCCAAATGTTTCTCGCTGGGCCAGTGAGAGTGTGAAAATTCCTTACTTTCATCCTTTTGAAAAATGCAGTCGTCTTTATCATGTGGATTTGAACATGGTGATAAAAGAAGGAGACGTTTATAAAAAGTATCTGGTGGAGATCAAACCAGAGAAACAAACACGGAAACCTGATTTCACAAACAGCAAATGCCGAAAAGCCACAATGCTTTATGAACAAATGACTTACGTAACAAATTGTGCAAAATGGGAAGCAGCCAAAAATTTTGCAAAGAAACACGACATGCAGTTCGTTATCCTCACAGAGAAAAATTTAAAAATAAATCCATCGAAAAAATAACGAATTTGTATAAATATTTAAACAATGAGTGATGGTCTAAAGCTGATCGTTGAACGTCCCGCATCGAATGATGATTTCGAATATGTGTTGGAGGAAAAAAATCCAAATCAACCTGCTACTCTTTATATCAAAGGTCCTTACATGATGGCCGAACAAGCCAATCGCAACCGGCGCATTTACAATCTGGAAGAAATGGCCAAGGAAGTGGGTCGTTACACCAGCGAAATGATCCGGAATAATCGCAGCATGGGCGAACTGAATCATCCCCAAACTCCGGAAGTGAATCTGGAACGGGTTTGTCACATGGTCACGGAACTGCGTCAGGACGGAAATATTTTTTACGGCAAGAGCAAAGTTCTGAGCACACCCATGGGCATGATTGTGAAGAGCTTGATTCAAGACGGAGTCAAGGTCGGCATGAGCAGCCGCGCCCTGGGAAAACTGACAGAAGCAGGTAACGGCACCAACAAAGTAACTGATCTGCGTTTGGTCGCAATTGATTGTGTTGCGGATCCGTCGTTCCCCAAGGCATTTGTGGATGGTATTTTGGAAAGCAAACAATTTGTTTTGAAAGAAAGCGGACAATATGAAGAAGTGTATGACAGCTTCGGAGATGCGCTTCGTAATTTGCCAAAAAATGATGTGGAGAATTTCCTGAAAGAACAGGTGGTTTTGTTCTTTAGAAAACTCAGTTCAAAAAGCTAAATATAAAAACCATGGATAATAAACAAAAAGCCCTGATCAGCAATTTTCTCAAATGTCTTACTGAAAAAGACTATAGCAACGCCAAAAAGTCCCTGCAGGCAGTCATGGACATTAAATTGCAAAATCGCATCCAGAACGCCGTCAAGGATTTAAAAAAATAAAAAAATCAAAAAAATAGAAAGGTTTTAAATAAATAATTTTATGAGCAAAAACGTTGTAGAAGTACTCAAAGAAGCCACAAAGGATATTCTCACTGAGCAAACACTGAACGAAATCCAGCAAGCTTTTGAAGCTTCTGTAAACGAAAAAGTAAAAATACACGTTGAAAAAGCTCTGGCTGAACAAGATGAAGATCACAGCAAAAAGCTGGAAGCCCTTGTTGAAGCCATCGATAAAGATCACGTTGCCAAGCTGAACAAGGTTGTGGCCGCTATCGACGAAAATCACAGCGGTAAACTCAAGGCAATTGTTGAAAAGTATCAAACTGCCCTTTCTGGTGAAGCCAAAAGCTTCAAAAATGAAACCGTCAATGATATCAGCACCTATCTGGAAGCTTATCTTGACGAAGTTGTGCCTGCCGAGGATATCAAAAAGGCTGTTGCCAATCGCAAAGCCAATGACACCCTCTCCAAGGTTCGCAATCTTCTCGCCGTTGATGCCGCGATTGCTCAAGACAGCATTCGTGAGGCAGTAATGGACGGCAAGAAACAATTAGATGAAGCTCGTAAAGAGCTTGAAAGCGCTAAAGGGCGCGTAGTAGTTCTTGAAAAAGAACTGAATAAGACACAAGCCTCGCTTCTGCTTGAACAGAAGACACGGGAGCTTCCGGAGAACAAAAAGAAGTTCATCCAAAAGCTTCTGGGCAACAAGGATGTGTCCTTCATCAATGAAAACTACGATTACACCCTTAAACTCTTCAATAAAACTGAAGAGGAGCGTCTTTCAACCATTCGCGACGAAGCCACTAAGCAAACCGAAACTGTGGATCGCGTAGTTGTTGAGGAAGCTGCAACTGAAAAGTCTGCCGCCTCTGAAGACAACGACGCCACAAACGGTTATCTTAGCGAACTGAGTCGCTGGTAAACATTTCTGAGGTTTTAAGCCTGAGATTATTTGGTAGCAATGCTACCGGTCGAATTTACTATAAAGGAGAATGTAATAAATGAGTAAGCGTATCGCTCCTCCCACGAGTTACATCAATCAGTCTCGCGCCAAGACCCTCCTTGAGAAGTGGGCACCCGTTCTTGATTACACCTCGGATTCCGTCCGGGCCATCGAAGACGATCACACACGTCTCAACACCGCCATGCTCTTGGAAAACCAAGAAGCTTGGTGCATGATTAACGAAGATAATACCGCCGGTAACGGTGGTGTCTTCGGTAGTGGAGCTTCTATCGGTGCGGCATTCAATCCTCCTGGCAAGATCACCTCGGGTGACAACTATGCCCAGGGTGATGCTCGTCTGCCGAAGATTCTGATTCCGATGATTCGTCGTACATTCCCCGAACTAATCACCAACGAGATCGTAGGCGTACAGCCCATGAGCGGTCCGGTGGGTCTTGCTTTCGCTCTGCGCTACAAGTACCTTGGCAAACAGCTGGGTAACACAGGCGTGGACGGCAGCGGAACCAACGCGAACGGCTCCTTGGGCGTTCCTTACAGCCAAGCGAATGGCGCTGAATTGGGTTACCAATTCCTCGACACACGCTTCACTGGTACATCGTCTTCTCAGCTCTCCGGTGCTTCCCCTTCGCAGCCGTATTCGAATCAATTTGAAATACTTGGCAGCGATCAGGGCGTTGCCCAGATTCTGAGCCAGTTCGAACTTACCGGTCGTATTCCTCAGATTGAGGTTTCTTTCGAGAAAACCGCAGTCGAAGCCGGAACACGCAGGCTCGCCGCTCGCTGGTCCGTAGAACTTGAGCAAGACTTGAAGAATATGAATGGTATCGACATCGACACAGAGTTGACCAATGCTATGAGCTATGAGCTACAAGCAGAAATCGACCGTGAGATGATCATTCGTATGATTCAGGTTGCCCTCAATGCAGGCTACGGCTCAGGATATTCCGTATGGTCCCCGGCTTCCGCAGACGGTCGCTGGCTAGTTGAACGCAACCGCGACTTCTACCAGAGACTGATCATCGAAGCCAACCGTATTGCAGTTCGTAACCGTCGTGGTGCAGCCAACTTCATCGTTGCTACACCCCGCGTTTGCGCAATTCTGGAAATGCTTCCTGAGTTTCAGTGGGTGCCGGTCCAAGGCAATGTCAACACTCAACCTGTTGGCGTGGCCAAGGTCGGTAATCTCGGTGGTCGGTTCAATGTGTATCGTGATACACGCACGGATGCCCAAGCCGAAAATCAAGGAGCTTATCCTTATGCCGGCTCGAATCCGCAGCGTACAACCCGTCTCGAGTATGCCCTTCTGGGCTACAAGGGTCCGGAGTATTATGACACAGGTATTATCTATTGCCCGTACATTCCTGTCCTCGTTCAACGCACGATTGGTCCTAACGACTTCTCGCCTCGCGTTGGCTTGATGACACGTTACGGCGTTGTGGATAATATTTTCGGGGCTAACCTGTACTACCACGTCATTATTGCCGTGGGTCTGGGTTCAGCATTCACACCTGCCACCAATAGCGTCTACTTCTAAGAAGTAGTTGCTGCTGGCAAAAAGAAATTTTTTTCACACGGTAAGTCCCGTGAAATTTAAAGAAGGGAGTCTTGCGGCTCCCTTCTTTTTTGTCTTTTTTCTTTGACTTTGTATATTAGATAAGATAAATAATATTATATGCAAAATTTAATAGATTTTTTAAAAAATAAAAGCTATACCAGCATTCGTCGGTATCCGCATATTTGCAAACAGATTGATTTGCTAATTGAAAAACTTGGAAAAGACACAAACAAACATTTGAAAGAAAAAATTTATATATTAAAAAACAACATACAAGATGAACCTAAATGCAAAATATGCCGAAATATCGTGCAATACAGCTTGAGAAAAGAAAGATATTTGAAATATTGTTCAGCCACGTGCAGTAACGCCTGTCCGGAAGTGACAAAGAAAAAAATAGAAACAAACATAAAAAAATATGGCGTGAATAACCCGCAAAAAAACAAAAAAATAAAAGAAAAAAGTAAAAAAACTTGTCTACAAAAATACGGAGTGGAAAATCCCCTTTTGCTTTTAAAAGATGAATTGAGCAAATCATATGAGGAAAGATTTGGAAAGGAACGAACAGAACAAATCATGCAGAAAAGAAAGCAGACATGTTTGGAAAAATATGGTGTTGAACATGGAACCCAGTCACAACAAGCTATAGATAAAAGAAAACAAACCAACTTGGAAAAATATGGATCGGTGGCACCTGCCGGAAACAGCCACGTAAAAAATAAAATTCAAAAAACCAACCTGAAAAAATATGGGGTTATTACCCCTCTGCAACGAAAAGAAATAAAAGAAAAAAACAACTTACCCTATGAACAAAGATATGGAGAAAAAAGCGAACAAATAAAAGAAAACAGAAAAAATGCATTTCTGGAAAAATTTGGAGTGGAAAATCCATTTGCGGATGAACAGGTAAAACAGAAAATAAAACAAACCCTTTTGCAAAAATATGGTGTGGAAAACATAATGCATTTAGAAGAAACGAGTAAAAAAAGTAAACAAACCTGTCTTGAAAAATATGGTGTTGAAAATTTTTCACAAACGGAAGAAATGAAAAACAAACACAAACAAAGATACTATAATCGTTTATTTTTTCTTGGAAATTTTAAACCATTGTTCACAAAAGAAAATTATGGTCAAGATCCATACAAAATCTACCAATGGCAATGCAACAAAACAGGCAAAACATTTGAAGCTTGGTATGCAAATGGGCTGGTTCCATTATGTCCCTGCTGTCACCCAAAAGAAGGCACCAATATTGAAAACTTCATTATATCTTTTTTGAAAAAACATGAAATTGATTATCAGTTTAGAAACCGATC